AATTCTTTACACCCCAACTCTTTTTTTTTAAAATTTTCCTTTTTAACCAAAACTCATCTGCTAATAAATTTTCAAAAGAAATCAGTGTCAATAGACACTTCCAGAACATCATTATAATCAACCGGATATATTGTATTCTCTTGATAAGACTTATCTACAATATTTTTCTTTTGTAGAGTTTCCCATAAAGGAAACCCTCCGGTAAGTTCTTCAGCACTAACACCGGCTTGGCGCAATTTCTTTATCTCATCATGACCTATTCTATTAAGAAGTCGAACTTGTAAATCTTCAATAGAGTCCATACTAAAAATTAATTCTTCATATAAAAGACGAAGTCTATCATAAGCATCTCTATTAGATCCATAAGTACCATAAACCTGACCAAGAACAGACATAATAACATCAATAGCATCTCTAGGACGTGTCTCCCTAGCCCACACGGCACGAACAATATATTCACGAGTTTCTCTAAAGGGAAGAAAATCAGGCTGACCAACTGACATATTCTCATTAACTACGAATTGATATTTTAATTTAGTGGCCCCTAACTGAGTTATATAACCATTTTTGTGCTTAGAACAGAAACTAATTCCATCTTTAAGGTCACGTATCTCAACATCAAAGTGATCCAACATAAACTTGGCAAAAAGAGTACCGGAAAAAAAAACAGATTCATTTCCTTCACCCTTATTATAAAGATGATCATCCCCATATACAACTAGGTACAATTGCTGCAACATATATTCTTCGAGAGTCTCTTGCATATGAACTGGGGACGTCATTACTTGATAAACCATAAAGAGACAAAAATACAGTGCCATTATCCAGGAATCCATATGAGAAGTATTATAAGCGCCAGAAGGGACTCCACCATGAATAACTGCCCATAAATCACCAAAAAGATGAGTGATACGATCTATCATATTCTTTAACAGAAATTTAACAATTTTCTCAAAAGCGGGATAATCTGGAGAGGACTTATCAAAATGAACACCCATAGTTGAAAAATAAAGGTTAACAAACAGCTCACGAACGGATTGATCAAAGCCTTTAGCATCACCTTCAACAATAATTTTCTTCCAGCAGTTGCGCTTAGAAATATTCAACGCTCGAGCTATCGAATCAGCACCTCCCCTTGCCCACTTGTGACCAATCCTAATGACTCTTCCTCTTTCACGAAGGTGGCGAGTCAATGAGACCATACGCTCCAGGTCAATATAAATAGAACAAGGGATGTTAAATAAGCGAAGCTTATCAATCCATGATTCCCAGGTCTGATCTGACATTTGTTTATCAAAACCAGAAAAATTCTCAGGCTTACCAGGCAAAGACCATTCAACTGCTGGATAAACTCCTTTATCTATCATCTCAAGAATGCCAAGAATATCTTGTTCATAAAAGTCAATTTTCTTCCCTTTCATTGAGACTTTTACATCAAAGGTTGCTGGTATAGTTTTTTCATAAGGAGCAAAATTAATACCACTAGAAGATCCTAAATACGCATCTTGTAGAGGACGAAAGGAAAGATTAAAAGGAACTTTCTTGTCCAGATCAACTTGTAAAATGCGATACAAATGGTCCAAACTTTCAGACAAATATTTCAACGGCTCCCTAGGTCGATCCTTAATATCTCTTCTAGCAATCGACAAGACAGCACGAGCATACTTATGAGGATACAAGTTCGCAGTTGCTGCTATTACGTGAGGCCTAGCATTAGTGCGACCACATGCCTGATGATAAGAAGAGATTGAACGCAAACACAACATTGATAAGGGAGGAAGGTCGTAACCTATTTCTGGAAGATCACCCAATATACCATATCTTTTTTCATCTTCACACGTATAAGGCGCAACAACAACGGGAGTATTTCTCCATATAAAGCGTTCACAATCAAACCATGAAAGGTGCATCCCTGGAACCAAACGATGAAAATAACGAAAATCGGAACGTTTTAAAGCATCACGAACCTCATCACACATCGAAAATAACTGATTACTCTGAGGCCAAGAGGGGCTGATATTAATAGGTGGTTCAATCAAGCGTACAGTACCATCTTTTCTCAATTGATGAGATAACCATCTCTGTTCCTCTGAAGTAGGAAATCTATCAGCATACATCATAGCATTAGTTTCTATATAATGAGCCGCCTTGAAATATTGCTCTTCCAAAGTATAGTTCGATTCACCTTCCCATTCCATACCCGTCGTACGTTCTCCGATACCTTTTAGTTTCATAACACAACCACAACCTTGATAATGATCACAATTATCATTATTAAACGTGATAATCCAATTTTTCTTCATATTTTCTTTACTGGTTAAAGATCTAGCAATCTTAAACCCTTGATGTTGTCGAATAAAACGTTGCAAGACAGCAATATTTGTTCCCGGTGATAGGAACGGATATTTAATATCGGAAAAAATAATTAAAAAAGGTG